ATTTGCAGAATTTACAGAAAGAACCGATGCAACAAGGAAATTTGAATATGTATGGAGAAATGATTTGAAATGATACCAGCAGAAGTTACTTCAGAAATTATCAAAACAATTATTGATAAAGCAAAAGTAGGAGTTAATCTTTTGGAACTTGAAAAAACTGCCGAAATCGCAATGACACTTAGAAATGTAAAGAGTGCTAATAAAGGATACAAGCCTTCTTGGACAAAGAATCCATTTCCATCTGTTATTTGTTTAGGAGTAAATGATATAATTGCTCATTCTCCACCTTATAATTATTTTCTTAAAGATGGAGACTTATTAACAATTGATTGTGGAATAATTGTGGATAATATGGCTGGAGATGCAGGTATAACTATTCCTATTGGCAATATATCAAATAGAGATCAGCGTTTGTTAAGATATACAAAAATGGCATTATATGAAGGATTGAAAGTAATCAAACCAAATGTTAAGATTAATGAAGTAGGAAGGACAATTGAGAAATTTGTAAATTTTAGAGGATATGTAGTAAATAGAATTTTGCATGGACATGGAATTGGTAAACAAATGCATGAAGAACCACTTATTCTAAATTTTGATATTGGAAAAGAAGAAATTATAACTATTGATAAAAAGGGGAAAAAGAAATATTTATATAAAGCATGGGATAATATTCCTTCTTTCTATGAGGGACAAATTGTTTGTATTGAACCATATTTAACGTATAAAGATCAGATTGGTAAAAGAGATTCAGATGGTTGGACTGTTAGAACCAGAGATGGTAAGAAATCTGCTATGATAGAGGCTATGGTTAAAGTTACAAGTACAGGTTGTGAGATATTAACAACACATTTTAATTACAATTCATTATGAGAGAAATTGCTATTAGTTTATGTTTCGCCTGTGAAAAACCAATGCAAGAAGATAATACCCTTAAAGGTAAATATATCTGTATAAATCAAAGGTGTTCAAGAGTTGGATTATTAAGTTCTATTTCTTTAAAACTTACTCCTAAAAAAGAAAAACCAAAAATTGAAACTGATGAACAAGGACATAATCTTCAATGTAATAGTGGAATAGGAAAAGATTGTGATTGTTATTGGAAAGGTAAGAAAGATGGTAAAAATTTACCGCCTGTTGGAAGGAAATGAGGAAACAGTTGCAGGTGCAGATCCAGGTGAAGGTGTTTCCTATGCCGCAGCAGTTATTATTTCAAGAAAATATTTAGATATACCAATTATTTATCATTCAAAAGTAGAATCTCCTCAATTTGGATATGAACTTAATAATCTTGGATTCTATATCAAGAAAAAAACTGGTGAATTTCCTTTACTCGCTGTTGAACGCAATATTGGTCAAGCAACTATTGAAAAACTTAGAGATCTTGGTTATCCTCTCGACAAACTATATAGACAAAAAACATTTGATCGAATTACGCAAAAAATAGAAGAAAGAATAGGTTGGACTACTACCTCTGCTAATAGGCGTTTGATGTTGGATACTTTGGCAATGGTTATTCGTAATAAAGAATTAAAAATTTATGATAAAATATTTGTGTCTGAAATGCTTACTTTTGTTATCAATGAACGTTCTAACGAACCTCGTCCTGAAAGTGGTACGTTTTCAGATTTAATTATGGCAGGAGCAATTGCTTATCAAATGCTTTCTGAATATCCAACACCAGCAGAATGGGCACCAAGATTAAAACCTGAGAATAAAAGATTCCTACCCAAAAAAGCTGAAGGATTTATTGTAGAAAAATGGAATCCTAATGCTAATCGTGATTGGAGATCAGTTTAGATATTGACTTTTAGATTTTTAAGTAATATATTGTAAGTGAATGGAAATGAATATAAATTGTTATGCCTACCCACGTTTATTCTCCACTTGATGAACACAAAGAAGGCGTAGGAGAAATCCGCGATTATTATACTATTGATGCCTCGGATCAAGAACTTGTCAAAATGATTGATAAAAAAATAGAATCGGTAAGTAAGGAATATGAAAATTTTAGAAAAGAAGGAAAAAGAAACGAACGCTATTGGGCAAAAGATCAATTAGAAGGTTTAAATTTACGTTGGCATAATTCAAAAATAGTTCAAAACAGAATTTATATGTCGGTTGAGACAATGGTACCGATTATTACATCTCGTCCTGCTGAGCCTGTAATTAGTATTCTTGATGGAGAAGATGATGATGAGCAATCAAAGCCTTTTGTAGATAAACTCCAAAAAGTTCTTCTTGATAAATATAACGATGAAGATTATCCGCAACAAGCATTATATGAAATGCTATCAAGGCATCTTCTTTTATATAAAATAGGAATAGGAAAGATTATTTGGGGTGAAGATTTGGATGATTTTATAATTGAATTTGTCCATCCTCATAAAATTATTATTGGTACAGACGGACATTATAATAACGATGTGTGGGTTGCTCAATATCTTGAAAAATCACTTAAAGATTTAATTAAAATGTTTCCTGATAAGGAAGATGATATTCTTGCCAATATTTTTCCAGGTACTTCTGTAAATCTTCAAGAATATGGTTCAACGCCAATTGGATTTTATGAATATTGGAATGAGGATGGGAGTAATGTTATTTGGAAAATGCGGGATGTTATTTTACAGAAAAAATTAAATCCTTATTTGGTATGGAAAGAAGATAAGACATTTGATAAAGAAGCTAATCATTTTGATTTTCCCCATAAACCTTTTATGTTTTTAAATTCTCAGAATTTGGGACGGTATATTTGGGATGACACTACGCCAATTTCACAAGGTATATCTTTGCAGGATGGAATAAATCTTATTCAACGAATTATAACTGATACCAGCAGAGATCAAGGAATTTTAGTTGGTGCTCAAGAGTTAATAGATAGAGATGAATTATATAAATATACAGGAGCACCAGATGATAAATTGAGTGTTAAGGGTGGTGATCCGACTCGTGCTATATATAGAGTACCACCTAAACAATTAGCTTCTCATGTCTTAGATGATTTAATACATCTTGAAAATTCTGCTGATAATGTTATAGGGACTCATTCAACTACACGAGGGGAGAAATCAAAACAACCGACTTTAGGACAAGATATTCTATCAAAAGAATCTGATTATGGAAGAATTGATGCAATAGTTAGAGGAATTGAACGTGTTTCTTCTCAGATTTATAATTGGGAAATTCAAATGATGATGGTTAAATATAAGAAAGAACATTATGCAAAAGTACTTGGAGAAAATAAAGGAACAGAACTTGAAAAGGAAATAAAAGATTATAATAAGCGTGGAATTAAATTGATTGTTAAATCTGGATCAACATTGCCAACTGATAAGATTTCACAGCGTCAAGAAGCATTAGATTTAGCAAAGATGCAGAAAATTTCTGATCTTGATTTATTTAAGCGTATGGATTTTCCTAATCCAATGGAAATGGCAAAAAATATTTATTTACAAAAGGTAGCTCCTGAAAAGTTATATCCTGATTTGGCTGTTGAAATACAAAAAGATCGAGAACAACAAAGTCAACAATTACCAAATGGTCAAGCTGTTGCGCCTATTGCTCCAATGGGACAATCAATGGAAGGACAGATTCCTCAAGAATCCCTTCAAGAACAACCTCAACAGCCAATGCAACAGCAATTTGGCACACAACATACAGGAGTATTTTTACAAGGTGGAGAAGTTGCACCATTTGAAGGAATTGACCCCTCACAATATCAGGCTCATTTGACTGCTGAGTTTCAATTTTTAGCATCTGAACAGTTTTTACAACTTCCAGAAATAGTACAAACTAATTATGCAAAACATGTTTTGGCTGAACGACAAATGTTACAGCAGGGTTCGTCAGTTGAAGGACAAAATGTTGCGCCACAGGGAGGCGTAGTAATATGATAGTTAAAAGTGGAGGTGGATATAAAGTGGTTTCTCATACAACTGGAAAAAATCTTGGTAAATCTTCTACTCTTGCGGCTGCAAAAAGAAGGCTTGCTCAAATACAATACTTTAAGAGTAAAGCATAATGCCAACATATAACCAAGTCCAATTACAACGCGGAAAAGGATTAACGTTTGAGGAAATTGGTCTTCTTTTTGGTGTAACTAGACAAAGAATACATACTATTTTTACAGGTTATAGATTAACAAATAAATATCGAGAAAAAAAGAGACACTTCGAACAACATCTTATTGGATCAAATCCTCGTAAACCATGTTTATTTTGTGAAAAAGAAAGGAATTAATGGCTAAATTTACAGTTTATGGATTACCAGGAGTATATAATTCAACACCTTTAACGCTTAACGATGAAGATGGTACTGCTTTGGCTGTTGATATTAATGGTCGGCTTATTCTTTCAGATACCGTATCACTATCTGTAGATTCAGAACTTCCAGCAGCAGCACTTCTTGCTGATAATACGACAAATCCGACTATAACCTCAGTTGGTGCATATCCACATTGGTTTGATGGTACGACTTGGGATAGGGCACAAGGAAGCTCAACAGATGGTCTTTTGGTTAATCTTGGAGTAAACAATGATGTTGTAGTTTCAGCAAGTGATCTTGATATAAGAAATATAGATGCCGCAACAGATGATATAAGCATTTATGGAGATGTAGGTATTCTGGATCAGCTTGATCTTACTAATTCAAATCCCGCAGTAGTTGCAATAGTAGATGCTGATGGGACTCAGATTACCAGTTTTGGCGGAGGAACACAGTATGCCGTAGATGCGGCTTTAGGCGCAACTCCTACGGGAACTTTGGCAATTGCAATTAGAGATGATGCTTTATCTACGTTGACACCTGTTGAAGGGGATGCGATAGGCATAAGAGTTGATTCTCAAGGGGCATTATGGTCAAAGGCGGATCATGTAATAACTGGAATTGGACATGGTGTTAAAACAGTAACTACAGCAGGAACTGATGAGGCTTTGGCAACTTCAACAGCTTGTAAAAAAGTTATAATTCAAGCACAAACTGATAATACGGGATTAATTGCTATTGGAGCAAGTGGAGTTGATGCAACCGTAGCAACAGGTACAGGCTTAGGGTTAACAGTAGGCGATGTAGTTGTTCTACAAATTGATAATTTGGCTGATATTTATATAGATGCTACAGTAAATGGCGAAGGGGTTCGCTATACTTATTTCACTTAATTTTTAATAAAAATTTAACTATTTTTTAGTAAATTTTCTCGATTTTCTCATAATAAAAAATAATAAATTAAATAAATTAAAAACAAACCTGAGGTTTCCACCACGGTCTTCATTTCACGGCGAAGAGGCCGAATTGAACTTTCAAACACCCAATAACGGATGGGTCAGCCGAAATTAACTGGGATGAATTAAGCATAAGCCTGATTAATCCCAGATGAAATTTCCGCTAAGAGTTTCGTAGAAAGGACTTTACGCATTCCTTGTCTACTCTGATAATAGCACATCTCGTTTCTTGAGCGCAATATCTGTCAAAGTTATTTGACCCTCTTTCTTACCCCAAA